ATGGCAGTATCTTTTTTTATCCGAAACAAGAAGGCAAAGATAGCCACTCTATTTGCCCGTATCAGAAGCAAAGCTAAGGATATAGACATCAAGGCCTCAACCTTATTAGAGGTTGATGTGGCAGCGTGGGAAAAGTCTCAGGAATCAGCAATAAAAAGAAAGAACTACAGGAATGACAAGAACAACAAAGAGTTTTTTGATAAACTGGACTTGATAGAGAAAACTCTAAATAACATCCTTGATTCCGATACAAACGTTACTAATGAGTTAGTTAATAAACGTATCTATGAAATAGTATATGCTGAACAGATAGCAACAGAGAAGGAACGTGCCGAAGATGAGGCTAAAGCCCTAGAAGAAGAACAGGCTACCAACTTCAACGACTTCATAGCACAATTCATTCACGAATGCGAAACCGGAAAACGGAAAAAGAAGGGAGGAACTACAAATATATCTCCTGGAACAATCAAAAGCTACAAAGGCTTTCAGTCCCAATTCAAAGAGTATCAAAAAGTCCGGTTACGAGTGATAGACTTCTCTGATTTGACACTAGACTTTTACAATGACTTCCGGTTATTCCTCACAGATAAGGAATATTCTCCTAATACTATTGCCCGGATGATAAAGATATGCAAAACCATTTGTTACGCTGCCGAACAATTGAAGTTAATGGATGCTGGAAATGTACGATCTGGATTCGATGTAATCTACAAGGACGTTGATAATGTCTACCTGACAGAAGAACGCATACAGGAACTTTATGAGTACAACCTATCTAATCGTCCGGCATGGGAGAAAGTAAAAGATGTATTTGTTGTTGGCTGCCTGACCGGGCAACGTGTCAGTGATTATAAGCGTATCAATGCGAAAATGATAGTTACCCTTACCGATGGAAATAAGTACGTCAAACTAAAACAAGAAAAGACCGGAAATATAGTTTATATACCTCTTGATTATCGTGTTGCGGCTATCCTTGACAAATATAACGGTACGCTACCCAAAGTTTATGACCAAAAGATAAACGACCATATCAAAGAGATTGGCGAGGCTTTAGGATGGACGGAAATAGTAGAGTTGGACGAACAACGGGGAGCAATGGAGTACACAGCAAAGAAACGTTTCTGCGACCTTCTTAAAACTCATACTTGCCGGAGAAGCTTAGCAACCAATATGTATAAAGCCGGTGCTTCATTAAGTTCTATAATGGCTATCACTGGACACAGCAGCGAGCAGCAGCTAAAGACATATCTCAAACTGGATGAATCAGAAAAGAGTATGATAGCAGCTAAAGAGAATTATTTCACAAAATTAAGAATAGCCAAATAATAGATTATGGAACAATACAAAAAGCACCCGGGATTTATTCATATACTGTCAATCCCTCCATCACTTCAACAAGAATATTTTAGTTGTTGCCAATATATCTATTTAAATGTGGATAATTACGGGGAAATCCCATTGCAAAAAGTGGCTATATGGGGGATTATGAGAGTGAACATCGGAAGATATGGAATTACGGAGGAAAATTATAAAGACAGTCTTGTTATAAATGTCATCCCTGATTTGACAGAGTATGCACGAGGCTTCCTTAATGGCTATAATGAAGATTTTAAACCATTTATCAATGATACGGAAACCTTGAAAGAATATATAATCAATAAAGCTTGTAAAGGGTTTAGTAGCCTACCTATAGCGTATACCCCAAATGGCGCATACTATCCAGATAATAAGTTGTATGAAACCGGATTTTATGAAGGAGAAAGATATAAAGCTTGGGAAATAATATTGCAAACTCCTAGTGTATTTGAATCTTATTTTACAACTGAAAAATATACAACAGAAACTACCATTAAACAGAGAATAGAAAAACAGCCTAATACATCTTATGAAATCAATGAATCTGTTATATCATACGTTTATGAAGCCTTAAATAATGATGCCTTTATTCTATCAAGAACACAATTTAGCACATTAGTAGAAAACGCAGATTTCTCATCTATCTATGGTATAATGAGCAAAAACAAAGCAAAAATAAAATGGATGATTAGTTGCTTATCTGTTTGTATGAATGATACTTGGTATGAAAATGCAGCAAAAAGCATAAATACAACTCAACAAAAATGTAGTGGTGCTAATGCCGCCGAATATATCAAAAACAAATTGAATAAAGAAAAAATAAGAGAAATTATGAAGAAAAAAGAATAGTTACGCCACAGTCGCACCACAGTTTCGCCACAGTCTTTTTTACAGCCACTTATATAACACATTGATACTCAAGCGTATTAGTGTGTTATTTTTTTATTCAAAAATTAAAAATTCCCTTGTTGCGCCACAGTTGCGCCACAGTCGCCACAATATAACTTCGCATTTGAAGATAAGGACGTGCACAGCCTACCTTCATAACAGATAAAAAATAAAGTTATGAAAGAATTAAATTCAACCCAACAAGCTATTATCATGAGCTTCTTTACTCCATTCGTAGATGTGATCGTAGACAGAGTATCTGAAAAGGTCTTGTCTATAACTGCCAAGAAAGAACCAAAGTTCTACACTCGAAAAGAAGTCGCTGAAATCCTTCATGTCACTTTACCAACACTGGCGAGAATAACAAAAGACGGACTTCTTATCTCCAAACGTGTAGGTAGTAGAATCCTGTATGAAGCGGATGCTATCGACGAGGCAGTAAAAAAACAAGTCGTATTCAAATATCGGAGGGCATGACTATGAAAGAAAAGAAAAAGGCAGCCTCCACGACTGCCAATCTCCAACATAGATCCGGAAACAAAGATAGTAAATCATCTCGAATAATTCAACAGGTACGATCTATTTTCTTATCTGGCCGGAAAGTAACGGCAAAAGAGATTAACGCTGAAACCAATTCGAATGATGCCAGACGTGTAATCTCCACTCTCCGTAATGATGAAGGCTGGGACATTAAAGACATTCGTCTGGACGATAGAAGAAAACTATACTGGTTAGAGCCGGACCGGCAAATGCCTATTGATTGGAAAGGAGGTATCAATGAGTAGAAAATCATTTGTACTTTATACAGAATGGGAAAATACATTTCATAGACTACCAAATGAACTTGCAGGCAAACTCATTAAAGTAATATTTGACTATGTCCGTACTGGAGAAGTCCCGCAAATAGATAATGCCGTAGTGGATGGGGTATTTTCTGTTTTTCAACCGTCTATAGACCGTAATATAAGCAAGTATGATGCTGCCATTGAACAACGCAAAGAAGCTGGAAAGAGAAGTGCCGAAAAACGCAAACGAGATGCAACGACCGTTGACGAGAGCGAACGAGATGCAACGACCGTTGAAAGTCGTTTACGAACGTCAACTGTAAGTGATAGTGTAAGTGTAAGTGATAGTGTAAGTGATACTCTCTCTCTTAATGGAGAGAGTGTGAGAGAGGGAGCGAATAAAGTTTTCGATTTTCAATCAATCAAAGAGCAACTACTATCTGACGAAACATGGAAAGAATCCGTTTGTATGCAATCTACTTTAGGCGTATCTTTCATTTCTATGCTTCCCGACCAGTTAGACAAGTTCATAGCTTATATCGTTTCAATCGGAGAAGAACGGAGTATATCGAATATATCGGATGCAAAGAGAAGGTTTACTTATTGGTGGCAGAATCACGGAAGAAAGGAGGTACAGGATGAAAACAAACAAGTCTATATTGTCCCCAATTAAAGGAATGCCACATACACCCGAAGCAGAACAGGCTGTTATCGGTTCACTTCTTAGCTTTGGCGGNGNCAAGGGATTCGATGCCATATCTCCCGAATTAAACAAAGATATGTTTTATGATAACCGGTATGCCATATTGTATGATGCTATCCAGTCGCTTTATGCAAACAATAAACCGTGTGACATAGTATCGGTATCAAATGAAATCCGTTCAATGGGTAAGATTGACGAAGTGCCACTCCATTTCATCGCAGAAACTTCCAATTATGGATATGATTCATTTCATGTTGTAGAGCATGCCCTGATGGTAAAGCAGAAATACCTGCAACGGAAGGTCATTGAATTATCCCATATACTCCAACAACAAGCCTATGACGACACGGAAGATATCGGCGATATCCTTTTCAATGCAGGGAAAGCCTTAGAGCAAATGCAGCAGGATTTAATCGGACAAAGTGAATCCCAGTCATTTAAAGACATTGCACAATCCGCATTAAAAAACATAGAGAGGAAGATGGGGATGTATAGCAGCGGGCAGCAGACAGGGATAACAACCGGATTACAGGACCTTAACGATATGAATTCCGGTTGGCATGGTGGCGAGTTGATAGTATTGGCTGCACGTCCGGCCATGGGAAAAACTGCTGTTTCTCTACATTTTGGAAAGTCAGCAGCTAGACAAGGTATTCCGGTAGTCATTTTCTCTTTAGAAATGGATTCTGTCAGCCTGTATGAACGTTTCATTGCTTCAGAATCCAATGTACACCCCAGCAAATTAAGGTCCGGAAATATAAGCCAAGATGAGCTACTGCAAATAGATAAGGCAATAGGAGGAACTTTATACAGCTTACCGATAACAATAAACGATAATGCAGCTATAGGTATGAGTTACATCCGTGCGATGTGTCGTTCATATCATCAGCAAAATAACTGTGGGATGGTGATAATAGACTATCTACAGCTGATAACCGAAAGCTCAAATGGGACAAGAAACAGAGAACAGGAAATAGCCCGGATGTCCCGGGAAGCAAAGATTATCGCTAAAGAATTGAATGTACCTGTTATCCTTCTGTCACAGCTCAACCGGGAAGTAGACAAGCGGACAGATAAGAAACCTATTCTTGCTGATCTTCGGGAGTCAGGAGCCATTGAGCAGGATGCGGACATGGTTATTTTTGTTCATCGCCCGGAATATTACGGGATTAGTATAAAAGATTCATCCGGACATGAGATTTACAACTATGGTGAATTGATTATAGCCAAGCATCGAAACGGTTCTGTCGGAACTGTCAAATTCAAACACAACGGTTCCCTTACAAAGATATTCGACTACGATACGAAAGGTTATACAGAAAACAATCCTTTCTAATGAACATTGATTTTATTGTCTAAGTATTTAGTAGATTGAGAAAGATGAAAGCAATAATAGATCATAATCCGCACATTGCACTATCAGACCTAAAAGAGCTGTTCAGGCTTTCTGAAGGATCGGCAAGTTTTACTGCCAATGGAGTGCAATACACTATCGTTTTTTCGCTAGAGAAACAAATATGTGTCTTTCTATGGGAGTATAATGGGAAGAAAAAGCAGGAGAAGATAGAGTTAAGAAAAGAGCCCAGTAATTTAGGACAGGGCTATGTGTGGTATTTTGTTTGTCCATACACAAGGCGCAAATGTCGCAAACTATTTTTAGACGAAAATATCATAGCAAGCCGGTACGCATTTAATCATGTCTATAGTGTCCAAATGGAAAATAAGCAAAATATATTCTTCCGCAAGTTAGGCAAGTTGGATGATCCTCGCAAGAAGTACGGGAAACCATTATACCGTGGGAAAATAACACTCTACGGTAAAAAAATACAGAAGTACAGGAAAAGACAGCAAATCATCAATGAAAACATATGGAAGTATATTCCTTCATTCATGTTCAATAAAACAAAGAAAAATCTATGAAACTAAGAGAATATCAAAATAACATCGCTATCCAGGCGGCCAATAAACTAACAGCTTTCGGATGCTGCTACCTATCGATGGAATGCCGGACAGGGAAAACGCTCACGGCTTTATATGCCGCTGATAAATTCAGCGCAAAAAGAGTTTTATTCATCACCAAGCTAAAAGCCATCCCCAGCGTAAAAAACGACTATATCGCATTACAACCATCTTTTAAGCTGGAAGTTGTCAATTTTGAAAGCAGCCACAAGGTGACAGGAAAGTACGACCTTGTGATAATTGATGAGGCCCATTCACTGGGAGCATATCCCAAGCCAAGCAAGCGTACACAGGAGATAAGGACCATTTGCGAAGGTTTGCCCGTGCTTTATTTGTCCGGCACACCTTCACCCGAAAGCTATTCACAACTGTATCACCAATTCTGGGTATGCAGCAAATCACCGTGGAAAAGCTATAAAAGTTTTTATAAATGGGCGAAAGAGTACGTATACACACGGCAGAAGAGAGTAAACGGGTATCTCATAAACGACTACTCATGCGCCAACAAACCAAAGATAGACAATGATACTAGAAACCTGTTTATCTCTTACTCCCAGGAACAGGCGGGATTTGAGGTGAATATCAACGAGCACATATTGCAGGTACAGATGGAAGACAGGACCAGAGAATATATCAGGAGATTACAAAACGATTTGGTTGTAGACATCAGCTGCTATACTGTTCTAGGAGATTCACCGGCAAAGCTTTTGACTAAATTACATCAACTATCTTCCGGAAGTGTAATTTCCGAAAATGGCGAGCATTTGATATTTGACAGCAGTAAGGCGGATTTTGTGAAGAGCTATTTTAAAGACCGGAAAATTGCATTGTTTTACGTGTACCAATCCGAGGCGGAGTTATTGCAGTCTGTCTTCCCGAACTGGACGGACAGCCCGGAAGAGTTTCAAGTCTCATCAAACAAAGTCTTCATATCGCAAGTTCGCCGGGCACGGGAAGGTGTGAGACTTGATACAGCAGATGCTTTGATTTTCTTTAATCTCGAATTTAGTTATCTATCATACGAGCAAGGCAAGAACCGTCTAGTTTCAAAAGAACGTACCAGCCCGGCAGACGTTTACTTTCTTTGCTCTGACTGCGGGATTGAAAGCAAGATACTGGAAGCGGTACATGGAAAAGAATCATTCACTGCCTCGTATTACTTCAAACGTCAAAACAAAAGTAGATGATATGGCAGAGCTGGAAAGTAAGATACAAAGCCGGATCATCAAACGGTTAGAGGCAGAAGGTTATTATGTGGTTAAATTGATTCTCACGAATAAACCGGGTATTCCTGACCTGTTATGTCTAAAAAACGGGAAGGCGTTGTTTATCGAGGTGAAAAGACCGGAAGAAAAGCCCAGACCTTTACAAGAATACCGGATGAATGAATTGAGAAACCTAGGGTTTGAATGTGAAGTAAGAAGAGAATGAACTATCGAAATTTGACAAGCAAAATATATTCAGCCCCAATAAAGCGATTTAAGCCATTTTCTTTTGTGGGATGATAAGATATTCATCTTTGCGGAGAAAGTCGCTAATATAAAAACAAGATTTTAAAATGGAAAGATTAAAGCGCATAAAACATCCTCCATTAAAGGATAAATTTAAAAAGTACGGTGATTCTTTCGAATTGGTATCTAAAAACGAAAGTAACCGAATGTACTGCTACCGAAGAACCACCCCGGAAGAAATTGTATATTTTGAGGTGTTCCGATCAAATCTGGAGAAGGACGACAACGGGAATGTTTATGAATCCTATCCCCGTTCATCGCAATTTGGTGACACAGCATGGTGTATCAGGGATGGCGAGAACGCCCAGAAGAAAATACAAAAATATATGCAACAGGAATATAAATAAAAATTGGTTTGTAAAATTAGGCATTTCCTCCTCTTGGGTGAATAATCTATCATCTGGAACGAGAAAGCCGCTTAGACGCAAACATTATACCAAATAAAGGCAATTATGAAGAAGATTATAGAACAGAATGAAAGATACGATATAATTCAAATGAATTTTCGTGATCTACCTATCACTTTCCGATACTGGAAAGACGGTAGCGGAATTATAGAGGCTAGAGTTAATGAAAACTTTGCCAAGGGCAACGGTTATCAATCTGTCGAAGATATGGCAGAAAAGACAATAGGCAAGGCCAAATTTGAAGAAATGTTTGGTGGTGTGCCTGACTGGATCAGAGTAAACCCAAATGGAGATTTCACATTTGTAGGGATTAATAGAGCATTGCTCAACTAAATAAATCATTAACAATAAAAATTTTAAATCATGAAACAAGAAACATTTTTCGGAGTAAGAAAAGACAGTGAAAAACATCTTTATGTAAGAAGAGGTGATAACAACGAGGTCCTTATCACTAAAACAGTAAACGGTGGCCTCATAACGGAAGAGGACACCATACACCTAAATGCGGAAGAAGCCCGTAAACTGGGGATTCAGTTGCTAAAGTTAGGAAGTGAAGAACTGCCAAAATCCGGGATAGACCTTAAGGCGGAATCTTTCGTGGACAAAATCACGGTATATCGAGGAATAAACCCGGACGAAACACCGGCCAATCTCGCAGTTATCACCATTGATGAAAGCGATGAGGCCAGACAAGTAAGGGAAGATAGCGGAGAAGAACCCGGCTTTTCCATTGAAGGGGAAGAACTGGAAAAACTTATTTCCGCATTGGCAAAGATTGTATAACCAATACCGGGCAGGGATGCTTTATTGATTCTCTGCCCGGAATAAACCTATAGAATTTATGAATAAAATAAAACTCATGTAACTATGTACTTTAGATGTCAGATTTTAATAAATGGAATATCCTACGAAGCAACGGATGATCTCAAGAACTGGGATGATTTTGAACTTGCTTATAAAAGAAGTAATTATGACGGAGTACTTCGTTCTTTTAGCACTAAATTTGAGCTTGTAAACCGGTCTTATAGTTTGCTGAAGGAAGAATTTGAACAACATTATCTATCTGCAAAGGCTGCAATAGCATTCTATCTACGAAATAATAGTTGGAACTGGGATAAGGTATTTCAGTGTGCTTTGGATTTCTCTACTTATTCAGATGATGGTTATGTAATTTCAATCAATGCTATTGATAATACATTAGCCGCTATTATTAATGCAAAGAAGAGCATTCAATATGAGTATCTGGTAGCCGACCTTGAAACTCGCAATCTAAAGTATGATAGAATAGATATGATAAATTCTGTAAATTGGTATGTTACAGGAGAAAATGTAGAAGGAAGTGCAGATGTGAAAAATCAATTCGCAGGTGCAACTTATAATGCTATACCCTTATATTATTCAGAGGAAGAAATTTTTCGAAATACAAAGGTGAAATATAGTGATATTCCAGGTGGAGATGTTCAGGTAAGGTCTGGATTTATTCAAGCAATAGAGCCTGTTGAAGTAACTCTAAATATAAATATGTCTTTCATAACTGACACCCAGGAATCTGACAACACAAGAATTGTATTGTTTAAAAATGGGGTGATTTACAATGATATGAAATGGTATAACAATGGTTCTGATTTAACAAATATAGATGAAAATATAAAAGTTAAATTATCTCTTATTGGTTCATCTAATATTGGTGATAATCTTTCACTTGGTATATATTCTAATAAAGATATTTACAATGTCACTTTTAAAGAATGTAAAATTAAATGTTCTTGGAGTGAAAAAGCATTACCTGTTGGTATTGACGTAATTTCTCCCCAAACAATCCTGTCCAAGCTATTGGACAGCATGACAGAAAACACAATAGAGCACGAAGGGGTTATCGATGTTACACTCCCATCATCTGGTGGGATCGATTCAATTAAGTTTAACCGATTATTAGAGAGAACGTATATCATGGCTGCTGAAAGTTGCCGAGGACTGCCTAAAGCTAAAATATACACCTCTTACAAAAAGTTTTGTGAATGGATGGAGGCTGATTTCGGCTATGTCCCCGTTATAAATGAAAATACTGTAACTCTCAGGCACCGTGATAAACTGTTTAGTTCAACGGTAGTCAAGGATTTGGGAACGGGAATAAACGACTATGAGTTTTCCGTAAATGATTCTCTAATCTATTCCTCTGTGAAGGTCGGATATGATAAGCAGGATTATGACAGTATCAATGGACGTGATGAGTTTCATTTTACTAACGAATTTAGCACAGGCTTAAAGATTGCAGACAATACACTTTCCTTGATAAGTCCGTATCGTGCCGATGCCTACGGAATAGAGTTTTTGGTTCAAAAGCGAGGAGAAGACACTACTGACAGCGATAGCGATAATGATGTATTCTTTGTAGATTGTGTAGAAGATACTTCTACCGGAACATTGGAATTAAACAGGCCATATTCTGAAAGTCAGCTTTCCGGCTTGTTAAGTCCGGACACTATATTTAATCTCAATTATTCTCCACGCTTTATGCTGGAAGCTAATAAGGCGTATATAGGCGCATGTACTAACATGCTTAAATTTACTTCTTCTGACGGGAATAGCGATGTTTCTATAGATGGAGTAAAGGAGACGGATGATTTTTCAATCCCTGAACGATTATTTACGGTATCAGAGGTTGAAGTAGAGACTGGCGATATTAGTGCTCCAGATGATTTGCTAGGGTTGGTGTCTTTAAATAATAAAGGGAGAATCATTACAGGGTATATCAAGCAAATAAAATCCTATATTGGTAAAGCTAAATCATCCTCTTATACACTGATCGTAAAGGATATAAAAAGTAATCAAGATGGAGGAACATTCGTATAAAGTTTGTACAATTTGTAATGTAGCGTAGTGCGACACTATACTTCGTTTTGACGAAAAGAAATTTGCCGTAGTAAAATTCCCTGTTGTCTCTCTTGAGAGCAGGGGATTTTTGTTATAGTATTGCCTACTATTGACAATTAATAATAGTGTGTTTATATTATGCGAAAACGTACAAAAAGCAGAAAACAAGTTATAAGCCTTGAAGATATTTCCCGATTATAAAAGTGATTCTCAATCACCTTATATGATGAAGCGAAAACTATTAATAAGGCAATAAAAATTGTAATACAGATGTTTTAAAATAAATCATTTGCTATTGTCGGGTATAATATTTAATTTTGAATAAATCTAAATAAAGAGCGTATGAAGCTATACGCAACCGTTGCCAGTCGTTCGGGGTTTCTATTTTGGGAACCCCTTTTTTATGCCTTCTATTAGCTTTTTCTGTTAAAATCACATCAAGAATAAGCTCAAAAACAAGGATAAGATTAGGATAAGGGTAATTAAGCAATAACGGCAAGATTACGGCAAGGGCCGTTTGATAAAGACTCAAAGGTTATCCAAAGGATAATCTACATACGCAAGATTCTACATATGTAAATTCCGGAAAGCTGATACGAATATTGTTTGTAGTAGGTTCAATGATGGCAATAACAGACCGTAATGATTAACAGGTGCCGATCTGTACTGGTTAAATATACCTTCTCGCTCCTCATTTCGAGGAACGACCAAACCAGAAGCGCATTCGTCCTGGTCCTGTTAGGGTCGCCAATTTTGACGTGTCTCCTTTGCCATTTCGGGCAAGCGAGTTACAGTAAGTTTATATTCATTTGCTGGCCTGTCGTTTTTAGGGTTTTCGCCAAAATTGTTGAAAACTCGATAATCATACTTTTTGCCATTCTGGGTAATAACTTGATTATTCATAGGGCTATAAAAATCAGAACCTTTGCAATTTCGCAAAGCTGCGCAGCAAGTTTCAAGGCAAAATCCTCAAAACCGATCCGTGTGCGGACTGGTTAAAGTGAAATAACCTATCCTTTAATATGGTTTGAGCACACATTTTAAATACCCGGAATTCCGGGTATTTACTTGCAACTTGTGAATATCATGCTCCATAATTTTGTGGAGCAAGAATATCAGTGATTACTATAACTCGCTATCCAAACTACAAAATTATAGTTTGGCTGATTTTCAGACGGTACGGAAAAAAGTGCAAGCGTCAAATGTTTCGCTCTGACGGGCTTTTGTCTGTTGATTAGTAAATATCCGTTCAAGGAAAGAAAATCGAAAATTCGGCAAATATGAAGGCACAACGGACATATTATCGTCGTAACATTGGAAGCCTCAATAAAGGTGCTAAAATCGCACTTTAAAGGTAATTGTGAGTTACGTTTTAAATACGGGGTCAAACCGTATTTAAAACTAATCCCAAAGTTTTTGCAAGAGTAGCCGGATTTTCGGGCCGCTTCCTTAAGTGACACAGAAAAGAGAGCAACACATCAAGCATTGCTCCCTTACCTCATCACATCATCAAAAAAAATTGGTTATTCAGGCTCATAACCTTCGTAATAGTAAGATTGTGTAATGCCTTTAAATATCACCTCTCTATCATCTACTTGGTTGGTTAGTCCCTGATGTAGCAAAGTTCGCAGTTCTAGATCATTGATTGGACTTCTTTCCATTGCTTGTAAATAGAGAACCTTATCCACATTCTGCCAATCAATCACCATGCCAAGACGTTTCTTTAGAATCATATCAAGCCAAATACGCATAGTACGACCGTTTCCTTCCATGAATGGATGAGCAATGTTCATCTCGACGTATTTGGCTATGATCTCATCGAATGTTGTTTCCGGCATCTTCTCTATTACCGGGAGCATCACGTCCAGATACATACAGTTGGCGAATCGGAAGTTTCCTTTTGATATATTGAGGGTGCGGACCTTTCCAGCAAAGTCATACAATCCATCAAACAGATAGCGGTGTATGTCACACAATCCCTTTACGGTTCCTATCTCGATACGGTCTATATCTCCAGTCTCAAACAAAGCATGAGCTTTTACAAGACTGAACTTATCTATTTCATTTGTATTCATATTCAATCTACTTTGATATTGTTCTTCAGATAATCAACTACTTGCTGCAAACTATCAGCATCCTCTGGCTTGAAAATAAATTCGTCAAAATCTCCATAGATACTGCGATGTCCGAATATGTATTTTACGGCTTTCCATGTCCGTTTGAATATATTGGGTTCGGGTTTGAGATGCACGCTGCAATAAACCTCCTTATCGTCCGTGAAGTAAGTCATTACAAGTTGATGCTCCACATTATTACAGGAGCAAATGAATAATTTATTGACTGTATCTTCCATGTCATTCTGCTTTAATGCTATAAAACAATTTCTCCACTTTCTATTCTATCCAGTAACCGAGACAAATCCGGCACACTATTTATATTGTAATTGGTATCTCTTATACGGATCACTCCAATAATACCACCGGAAGAAGATGTAAATAACTCTGGAACATCAACATCTAAAGCAGACGCAATCCTTTCCAACACTTCAACACTTGGGTTTCCGTTAATATGTTGACTCAAACCAACATTACTAATTCCCATCTTTTGGGCTAAATCCTTTACAGTTGTACCCTTTTCTTTGATTAGTTCTTTAATACGTAAAGCCATAACTTTAATTTTTAGACATTGCAAATATATGCAAATCAAACAACTTTTAAAGCAATAGCTTTATTAATAAACATTAAATTAAAGTTTTAAACTAATCTATTATTTGCTTAGCTTAAACCGATAAGTTATATTTGCAACATAAATATTAAAGTTAACAGTTTAAAGTTATAAAGATATGGCACGTTACGATTTAAGCAAGATAATGAGAAGAGCACACCAGTTATTTACTAACGCTCGTGCAAAGTACCCGACATTCGCTGATGCACTCCGTAAATCTTGGAGTATGGCAAAATTTGAGGTTAGAGTAGCGGAAGCACGCCAAGCAATCGAAGCGGAAGAAAAAGCCCGTGAAGCGAAGGAACGTGAAGAAAAGGAACAGGCTGCTATCAACTCAGTTCTCCTTCAGGCACAAATCGAAGCCGACCGGATCAGAAGAGAAGCGGAAGCCAAAGCGGAACGCATGAAAGGTGAGATAGCAGCACGAAAAGAAGGCATCTCTTACAATGAGTATCAAAACCGCATTAGTCGTTCAATGGGCTACGGGTGTGGATCGTATTGCGGCGACTAATTTTTTATTCATAATAATTGATTTGTTTTCATAGAAGTACTGGTTCGTGAGGATAGGTGCTTCTCTTTCACTGAATTATTAACCGGATGGGGTCGTAAATCGCTACCCCATCATAAAATATACACTATGACAGAAACAAAGGTTTACAAGCTCCATGACAGTATTCATGTTGAAGCTTTTACAACGTCTTTAGGGATAGAAGGAATAAAGCATAATGTATTCGAATACGAAGAGTACACAGTAATAGAAGTGACCGGCACGCCATTAGAGATAATAAGAGCCTCCACGATATACCAACAGGCTATAGCCTTTAAACTATAACGAGATGGAGATATTAATAGTATTTGGATGCTTATACACAGGCTATAGGATATTTAGGAATAAGGGAGAACGCTTCTTTGATATTTAATCAATTATGAACGCTACACTGATTATTTGTATCATCCTTCTTGCTTTTTGCATCTGGGATGAAATGTTTAACAATAACAACGGGAATCCGTCAATATAAAAATAACTATGAAAATGAAGATTGAACCCGCCAGCAAAGAGCGGACGGAAGAAGGAGAGCAGTTCATTGAAAGACTGCTGAAGATTCTACAGAACAACGATAAAGTAACGGTTAACATTATGTACTGCCAAACTTGCGTTATTGATAACTTAGCTAGCATAGACTCCGGCACCAGTTATAATGTAAATCTAGGCAAAGACGGTTGCACCGTACTAAATGAAATGATTCATAACTCACATTAAAAAATAAAAACATTATGGAATTTTCAGAAATTAGAGAAAAGTTTGAAGGTCTGACGGCAGACCAAGTTTGCGAACTGGCAAAGTTCGGTAAAGAGATTTTAGACCATGCCGGTATGTTCGGCTTGTCATCTGGGTTGCTGAACTTGATTAAGGATATTATCAACGCAGATAATTATGTGCTTGATGATAATAAGTGTACAATTGAGACACTTATACATATTATCAGCCTAGTTAATGATTTGACTGAAAAATGTTGGCATGAACGCAAAACCCCATTTGGGCTTACAGGGCTAAAAGATGATAATGAATACTTGGGATTAAAAGACGCAACCAAAATAGAAGCATTATAATAGATAAGTCAGGGGATTTCGGTCCGACACTGAAGTTGACGCCATCAACAAAGCTACCCCGGTAACAATACGGTTACCGGGATTACATTTAAATGAATACGATTATGAACATACATCAAACATCACCTCGACCGGATTGCACCCACTTTGCCAAATGCGGCGAACGGTCTATAGCCTATTGCCGGAGATATGGTGCACGTGAATGTATTTCGTGCCGGCTGGTTAAACGGAAGCCAAAGAACCGGGTCATAGTGGACGGAGTAGAGCGGAAGAGATGCACACATTGCGGCAAGGTTCTTCCCCTTCACCGCTTCTATGATCGAACGGTGTTCCGGAACGGCAAAAGCTATCATCTAAAAACGTCATGGTGCCGGCTGTGTATGTCCGGTGCTCAATGCGAAAGGAATAAGAGAAAGTTAACCGGGGAAAATATTCCTTGGTTGAATACAAAACAATAACTTTTAAATATAATCGATTATGAAAACAAGAATCATTAATACAAGCACTGAACTCAAAAATGAGCCGAGTGCACACAAAAGAACTATGTCCTCCGTGGAAATTGCAGAAATGACCGGAAAACTACACCATCATATATTGCGGTCTATCCGAGCAATGGAACCGGCATGGGAGAAAGTAGGGGCTGTGTCAAAACTAAGGCACATCCCCTTCTTTTTTTAA